AACCTCCACGAACCGCAACGCTTACCAGGAGGGAGATGATGCGAAAGAGGCGGGGTATGTGTTGGGGGATATGGTGAGTGGATACCTGTTTGCATCGGCGTGGACTGGTAATGCGTCCAATTATTATTACTCCGAGACAATTAAAGTTTCCGATACTGGGACATTGACACAGGAAAATGTAAAAAGTTATACCGCAAATGCCACTAATGATAGCTGGGTTAGTAATATTCAAAGTGCTATTAGAGGTAAATTTATTACTGTGAGTGGAGAAAAAGATAATGGTGGAAGTGAAGGAACTAACCTTGTCTATATCCCCGATGATGCCATTGTCAGTTACTTTGAAAACGGAGTCTCTCTCGGTTATCCATATAATTATGGATTTCTTGTCAATAAAATGCAACAGGTTACCGGCTACCCCGCCATCCCCGCAGGCACCACTATTGAGTATCTGGGGGTGTTGGGGGATAAGACAAGCATAGAAACCGGTTCCTACGTGGGAACCGGAACGTCTGGGAGCGGAAATCCCAATACTCTTACATTTGGATTTGAACCAAAATTCGTCCATATTCAATCTTACAGTATTGGCAACGGTGATGGTACCGGATATGGTTTTGCATTTTTTCTTTCTGGGACCCGCGGTTTTACAATAGGGCCAAGTTCGTCTAACGATTTGTATCCCCTGAATGCCAAATTCAATAAGAATATACTATCCTGGTATCAAAACAATGAATACGCCCAACTAAATGAAAAAAAAGTGAAATATTTTTTCGCTGCATTAGGTTAAGAGAGGAGGCCAACCATGTATTACATTAACCCAACCCCCAACGAATCTGGCAACCACGGCAACCCCATGGGACAACCTTTCCCAAACTGTGTGATTCTTCCTGACGATCTCCTGAGCCCCTATCTTGCGGCAAAGGGGTTTGTGGCCTTGACCGTGGAAGACGGTGCTGTGACAAGCCTGGAGACCAACCAGGAGGCGCTGGACGCCTATGAAGCAGACCACCCCGACCTCCCGCCGGAAGAGCCGGAGGAACCCGTTACCTGGGCCGCCATGGCGGCAGCAATTCGAGAAGGAGTGAATGACGTTGACTGAAAAAGAGTTTGTTTTGGATACCCTGCGCCGGGCAGGGAAGTCTGCTGCGGTCAATCTGCAAGCAGAATCCCCCTCCATGAACGGCACGGAACTCTGTGCCGCAGAGGAGTATATCCCGGACTTCCAGGCGGCCAAGGCTGCCAAAAACATGCTGGAGCGCAAGGCAGGCCAGAAAGATGGCTTTGTCTGCCGGTCCAGCGCCGGGCGGGTGGTTCGGCTCCTCCAGGTCTACGACAGTGAAATCTATCCCCAGGAGCCGGAGGAGCTGCCCGCCCAGTGGGGGTTTGTCTGGTCCACCGACCCGGACAAGGCGCTGCCCTTCCTCTCCCTCTCCACGTCCCCCTACGCCAAAGGGGACTGCTGCACCGCTGGTGGCAAAACCTGGCGCAGCAAGATCGACACCAACACCTGGTCCCCGGAGACGAATCCGGAGTTTTGGGAGGAAGTGGAACCCTGACGAACCATCCCACACAGAGAGAGGAGGGCTGTTATGCCCATGGACAAGTGTACCTTTAACCCCGGGAATGAATGCCTGGGGCTGCAAAAGGCTAACATGTTGGAGAAGTCTCTGAACAGCCATTTAGATGCGGCCCGGCAGACCCATAAGGAGATGTATGACCGCATCCGGGCCCTGGAAACTGAGAGCGCACGCCGGGACGAACAGTATGTTCAGATTCTGGACAAGCTGGATGAAATGTCCTCCAAAATCACATCGGCACTCAGCCAGGTGAGTGAGCTCCAGATCAAGCCCGCACGCCGGTGGGAAGGGTTGGCTGATAAAGCAATCTGGGCTGTTTTCGCGGCAGTGATTGCGTTTCTGCTGGCAAAAATCGGGCTGTGAGAGGGGGTGAAGGGAATGAGTGAGAAATGGAAAGCCTGGTGGAAAGCGGCGGGAATCCGTGCAATCAAGACCATGGCAGAAACCGCCATTGCCACGATTGGGGCGGCAGCGGTGCTTTCTGCGGTGGAATGGCCGGTGGTTCTGTCAGCCACCATACTGTCCGGCATACTGTCCTTGCTGGTTAGTATCAAGGGCCTGCCGGAAGTTGAGAAAGAAACTGCAAACAAAAACTAAAGACAAAGAAGGAGAATTCGTATGGCAAATCGTTTTTATGCGAATCGCATGGCAATCAAGGCTATCAGCGAGAAAGAGGGCGTAGATGTAGATATCGCCTCCCGCATGTATGCGCAGCAGCAGGGCTGGACCGGCTGGGAGAAGGAGATGGACGAGTGGAATGATATCCAGCGTTCCTACATGAAGTCTAAGACAAAGACGCTGGCAGACCTTTTTAAGTAAAAGGAGTGATTCCCATGGAAGAAAAGAATGCTTCTCTGCCCGTTGTACATCCAGAAGATGATATTCCAGAATCTATGCTGGACGAGATGACCAACGGAAAAGGGGAAAATAAAGATGAGTAACAGCCCTCTTGTGACCTACACCAAATTATCCCCCAACCATTCCGGGCGGCGCAATCACGTAATTGACACCGTTTCCGTTCACTGCATGGCAGGCAATGCCAGCGTAGAGACTTGCGGGGCATTGTTTGCTGACACGTCTCGTAAAGCCAGCAGCAATTATGGGATTGGAAGCGACGGACGGATTGCCCTGTATGTGGAGGAGGCCAACCGGTCCTGGTGTACCTCCAATGCCGCCAACGACCATCGGGCCATCACCATTGAGGTGGCCAACAATGGCGGGGCGCCGGATTGGCCGGTGTCAGACAAAGCCTACGCCGCATTGCTGGACCTATTGACGGATATCTGCCGGAGAAATGGGATCAAGAAACTACTGTGGAAAGGGGATAAATCCCTGATAGGCCAGGTGGACAAGCAGAATATGACGGTTCACCGGTGGTTCGCCGCCAAGGCGTGCCCGGGGGATTATCTATACAATCGGCACGGAGAGATTGCCGCCGAAGTCAACTGGCGGCTGGAAGGAGAGGATGAACCCATGGATATTGCAAAGTTGATCTCTGAAATGACCAACGAACAAGCCTACCAGCTCATGCAGAAAGCAGAGCTCCACGCGAAGACGCTGTCTGAGCCTGCCTGGTCCCAACAGGAGGGACATTGGGCAAAGGCTGTGGCAAATGGCATCGTGGATGGTACAAGCCCGGAGCGCCCTGCTAAAAGAGATGAGATGATTGCTATCCTTGGTCGCTTAGGCTTGCTGTAAAAGGAGGGCGGTTGTCTCTGTCTCGTTACATTTACAGCATAGAGCAACTAAACTCTATGGAAAAATGTGAGTGGCTAACAGATAGAGAAAAAGCCATATTTAATTTATTTTATCGTCGTGGATGGCAGATTGAATCCATTGCGGCAGAGATGGATGTTTCAAGAGGGACAATAAACAATGCCCTTCGGCACATCCGGGAGAAAACAGAACAATCTTTTTACTGCGGGGAGTGATTCCCCGCAGTTTTTTTGTATTTAATTTGTCCTTAATTTGGATTTCATTTGGACAGGCGGATATCCATTTTTTGATATGATAATGTCAATAAAAAAGAGCGAGGGAAAAAGAATGGCTGGAGTTTATGGATACAATCCCTATCAATTTTATCCCCAAGGGCAGCAGATGCAATATCAGTCCCCGCAAACTTATATTGGGTCACAGATACCACAACAGCCACAGCAACCTTCAATGCAAACCCAACAAAATGGATATACCTGTCGTCCGGTAACAAGCAGAGAGGAAGCTGTCGCTGTCCAGACTGATTATTTTAGCCCTGGCACCATTATGCCAGATTTAGGCCATGGAATGGTATACATCAAAAGATTTAATCAGAATACCGGCTCCTCAGATTTTCTTTCATTCCGATATGAACAAGATCAGCCCCTCCAGCAAACAAATCAATTTGCAACAAGGGATGAATTAAACTTGCTTAGACAAGAAGTAGAACAGTTAAAACAAGGCGGGGGAAAGAACAATGATAGCACCAATGAATAACCCTCTTATGATGCTTGTGCAAACAATGCGGGGCGGTGGAGACCCTATGCAACTACTTCAAAAAATGGCGGGGCAAAATCCACAAGTGGCTCAAGCATTAAAAATGATTCAAGGAAAGAATCCTCAGCAATTAAAAACAATGGCAGAAAATATGGCCAAAGAACGTGGCGTATCTATCAATGACATTGCCAGACAACTTGGTATAAACAACCCAAGTAATAGATAAATAAAAACTCCCTATCAGTTTCCGGGTCTTGAAAAAAACTGGATGTGTTTTGTACGCATCCGGGGTGCACACCGGTGTGAATAACTGATAAGGAGAAAACAAATGGATAACGATTTTGCAACTGGTTACGCTCTTGGCAGTGATAGCGGAAACGGCAACAACAGTGGCTTCGGCGGCTGGGGAGATGGTCTGTGGGCCATTATTATCTTGGCTATGATCTGGGGCGGTAATGGTTGGGGCGGTTTTGGCGGCGGCTCTAACAGCCCTGGGTTCCAGGGTTATGCCACTCGTGCAGATGTGAATGAAGCAATTGCTTTTAATGGCGTTGAGCGCGGTATTTCTAACATCCAGCAGGGTATTTGTGATTCAACCTATGCGCTGAACAATGCAATTACCAGTGGATTCAACAATACCAATGTTGCAATGCTTCAGGGTTTCAGTGGCGTAGACAAGTCTATGTGTCAGCTTGGCTATAACCTCCAGGATTGTTGCTGCCAGACACAGAATGCAATCCAGGGTGTCCGCTATGACATGGCTACACAGGCATGCGATACCAGAAATACCATTCAGAATAGCACCCGCGATATCATTGACAACCAGAACGCAAACTATCGCGGTCTGATGGATTTCATGGTTCAGTCTAAGATTGATTCTCTCCAGTCTGAGAATCAGGCTCTTAAGTTGGCAGCATCCCAGGCCAGCCAGAACAGCTATTTGACGGCCACATTGGATGCACAGACTTCTGAACTGATCCGTCGTATCAATCCGATGCCGGTCCCGGCATATCAGGTTCCTGCGCCTTATCCCTTCTGTGGGGCCGGAAACGGCTGTGGCTGTGGTTGCTAACCTGATTAAAAGAGGCCACTCTATTCCGGCTTTGCCGTGATTACTTCGGGCGGCGGGCAATAGTCTGCCGCCCTTGATTTTTCGGAGGTAAAATTATGTCTTGCAAACCTGTATGTAAACTTTGTGACAACTTAGTAATTTCTCAGGCTGTCGCATTCACTGGCGGTAATCTTGAAATCAACCTCCCGGCTGGTAGTTATAAAAACGGAGAGAAGTATTGCATTGTTGTTGCGCAAACGATACCTACGACAACAACTATCAATGCTCCTGTCTACATTACCATTGGAACTGGGACTGAATTATATCCGTTGACAAAACGCAACTGTTCTCAAGTAACTGCGGCGGGTATTAGAACCCGTACACGTTATTCCGTTTGTGTTTCTACAACTCCGACCGGCGGCTCGTTCCGTATGATAGGAAATCCTTGTTGTTCCCCTGATAACAATTTATTGAGTATTGATGGTGGCGCAGCGCCTGTCCCCACTGCTTAAGGAGGTAAAACGAATGAAACGTTCGACTAAAATGCTTATGATGGCTGGAGGGAATAAACGAGATCAGGAATATAATCGGGGATATCGAATGGAATATGGCCCCGAAGATAAGTTCCGAGATCGTAGAGGGCGTGAACATTATGACAATGGCCGCTATGCACCCCAAAGCAGAATGGGAGATTATGATGTGAGCAGTCATTGGCTTCCGCCTTATTACTCTGAGAGAATGCACGACTGGTCTGACATGAGATACGAACCTCAGAATAACTATATGGGCATGAATTATTCTGACGATAGATCATACACCCGTCCTATCGGATTTGAACGTAACTACGAAACAAACATGCACGGCGGATCAGTTGTAAACTTCCCGAGCAAGAGAGAAGGAGACAGAATGCACGGAGAAAACAATCTTGTAGGCGGCGCTCGTTCAATGTCTGTTCCAGAACTCAATGAATCCACTGCTCATGAGTGGATGAGGAAAATGGAAAATAGCGACGGGACCCGTGGGCCTCACTGGAACATGGAACAAATTCGTAGCATCATGGAAAAGCACGGAATAAGAGAGGACCCTATTAAATTCCAGGTTGCCATGAATGCAACTTATAGTGACCTGTCCGAAGTTTTTAAGAAATTGGGCATAAATAATATCGACGCCTATATCAGCTTCGCGAAAGCTTTTTGGCTCGACGATCAGGACGCAGTAAAAGATAAACTCGCTTCCTATTATGAGTATGTCGTGAAACATTGAAACTGCTGTGAAATTGCTGTGAAAAATGTACCCTCAAAAAGCAAAATTTCGTGCTCAAGATGACTACGACACAAGCCAACGTGAATCAAAAAAAGCATTGATACACAAAGGAAAAAGCCTTGATCCGTTGAGGATCAAGGCTTTTCTTTTGGCGGAGCGGGTGGGATTCGAACCCGCATGTTCTCCTTTATTTTTCAATAGTTTTCTCTGTTTGCTGTGAAATATGCTGTGAAGTTTGTTCCTTTAATCCCTCAATATATGAATTGAATTTCTCATCTCCACTGTCTGCGGCCTTTTCAAACACATAGGAATAGGTGTTGACATATGTTCGTTTATCAGCCCATCCGCCGCGGCGCATAGCGTGCAGATCATCCAGTCCTACAAAGTGCATTAATGCTGCGTTTGTATGTCTTAAATCATGTGTACTTGTCATAGTGATCCCAGCTTTTTTGCATGCCATTTGAATATGTCTTCTCAACGTCTCGGGATGATATCTAAATATTCTTCTCTTAGGATCATCCGGCAAACTTTCTTTTATCTTTTCCATGATAAATTCAGGGCAGGGGATTACTCTATTTGACGTTTTGGTTTTTGGGATAGATTTTAATACAGGCTTATTGTCTTTGTCGTACACAAAGGCTCGAATCACATAAATTGTATTCTTTTCTGTATCTATACAATCTCCGCACAGTCCAAGAATTTCAGATCGTCGCATTCCGAGACATACCGCAAGAAGAATTCCAACTTCACATATATCACCGTCCACAGCGTTGATCAATGGTCCTATTTCCTCAACCTGGAGATACCTCTTCCGCTTCTTCATGACTTCCGGTAATCGTATTTTAGAAACTGGAATATCATTGTACTCCAGAACAGTCTTTACAAGACCGAACGAGTTTCGGATTGTTTTCGTAGACGCTTTTTCCATTTCGTTATTCACGGCTAATTGTAAATCATTCTTTTTTATGGAATGAATATCCATTTTCATCAATTCTTGAAACCGAAGTCTTTTTATTGCGTCATACCCTCTAATCGTAGAAGGGGAGAGAACCTTGTCTTTTTCCTCAATATATTTTGATATTGCGTCTTCCAATAAAAATGGAGTTGACTTATTTGCATTCTTCTGTTCTATGAATCCTTGCTTGAATGCGATAGCTTTTGCCTGAGCTTCCGTCTCTGTACTCCCAAGAATAGAATGAGACTTCCCATTTACCATCACCTGACAACGCCAAGAACCACCTCGAATTTGTGTTGCCGTCGGCATTTTAATTTTCTTTTTTCTCATTGAAAATATGCCTCCTATATGTTAAGATAGGAGCGCAATCCTCTAAAATTGCACTCTTTCAAATGATCCCCCTGGTGTTACCGCACCAGGGGGATTTCTTATTTTAGTATCCTACTGCACTCACTCCATACTCTGCCTGCTCCTGTGTGAACCCCTCATAAATAAGCTGATCTATTAAGCCAGACCGGGAGAATGACATGGTATTTATGTAGTTCTGTGCCGATTTTGCGGCTTGTTCGTTCCAGTCTGCCCCGCAGTTCTCGACAGCGTAAGTTGCCTCTTCAGTAGAATATCCCTCATATTCCAGTTGATCTATAAGGCCACTCTTTGAGAATGCCATTGTATTCAGATAATTTGCCGCAGACCCTAATGCGTTTTGCTGCCCGGTAGTCTCGTTTGTGGTGTAGTTGGTTCCATCGTATTCTGTTATTTGACCTTCAACATAATCCTCTTCGTTCGCTGCTGGTTGCGCTAATAAGCAATAACCATGTTCCTCGCTTATTGTGCATGTGAAACGGTACCCACCAATATCAAGTATTTTCATAGAACCAGGCAAGCCTACATAATAGTACAAAGAACTTATTGTCTCTATTTGTTCCTCCGAAAAATCTAAATATTTCAACATGCTCGGGAAGTAATCCATAATATAAATTCCTCCAGATATCATTCCTTTCGACTGATAATATAAACGCTCACTACTAATCAAAAAAGAACCGACGATTGTACCTTTATTTGTGTCTGTTATATCTGCGACGTAACCGGAACCACCCCACAAAAATTGCGATATTGAATTACCAGGCGAACTTGTGTTAGAAATCGCTTCGCATATTCCTTCGATTGTTTTTACTTCTTCTGTTTTCGGTTCTTCTTTCTTTTCTTCCACGGTGGTTTCCGTTGGTTTATCTGTCTCTGGTTCTTTCAACTCACTCCCACACGCCGAAACCGAAACAACCACCACAAGGGAAAGGGCAAGCGCAAGAACTCTCTTTTTCATAACATATCCTTCCTTTGTCCTGATATTAGGGTAGGGGAGGGCAAATTCCTCTCCGAGACCCCTTTTCATGCTGGAACCAATGTTCTATAATAAACACAAGAAATCCATCTTCTCTTTTCGACAAATCCCGTGTTGTTTTTGCAGCAAAAAATGGTAGTATATGGTAAATGGTAAATCGAGCGATAAGACGTCTTATCGCGTGTTGTGGGTACCCACAACACGATACCATATTCATTTTGCGGAGGGTTTTATTATGTGTGTGGGGAACGAAAATAAATCTATTTCTGATTCCGATTTGCGTAATACACTGATAAATAGTATAATGAAGCTATCTAAAGATAAACAAAAAATCGTAATAGAAGAAGCAAAGCGATTAGGTTTTTTTGTTCGTTAAAATAATGGCTTTGTCTATTCTGGAGGAATTTTATGGATAGATATAATAAAGTTTTAATTGCCTCGGACGGGGAATCTGCACTCTTAATGTTAAACGGAGCGATTATTCCATCAGAGAATTTTTCTTTTGCTATTAACATCCCTAATAGGTCTACAACCCCAACTAAATATACGATTGAAATTAATGATATTATGATAGATGAGCCAGCATACCTGGGCGAGAGAACGATTGAGGCCGCAAAAAACTATTTAGAAGATATATTAGGGTCTAAACTGTAAGATAAAGAGAAAAAAACTTTTTACAACTTGTCGGACATTTTTATTTATTTTCCGCTTCCAATGCTGACACAAAACCCTGTAACTTCAAGAGTTGTTCTCTACTGAGAGATGCTTCGTTTTTTATTATATGAAGAAGTAAATCTACGTTTTCAGATGAATTGATATTTTCAATAATCCTCTGACTTTCAGTCGGGGGATTTTCTTTTTGATCATTTTCTCCGAGCAAGTATGTTATCGACACATTAAAGTAATCAGCTATTTTTTTCAATACGGCTGGCCTTGGCACCGATCCTCGTTTCCATTGAGTTACTGAAGGAGAACTTATTCCGAGTTCTCGGGCAACCGCTCCTGGTTTCTTTCCAATTGAAAGACATAGACTTTGATACACCTCAAAAAAGGTTTGATTGCCTACTGCTTGTCCCTGTATTTCGTTTTCTTTTCGATCTATTTCTATCGGTTCTTTTGCATTTTCCTTTCCACACAACCAATCCATAGAAACATTGTATTTGTCTGAAATTTCAGCAAGTTTTCCTTTGTATGATTTACTTGCACCAGAAATCCAAAGTGAAACAATGTTTCCGTTTTTGAAACCGATGCTTTGTGCAAATTCTTTCTTTGCCCCATGCTGGAAGTCCCCATTTTCTTTTTTGGGAATCAATGAAAGAATTCTTTCTAACATTATATCCAAAGCAAGCCCTCCAAATTTGTACAAGCGTACAAAAAGTATTGTTTCATGATGTTTTTCTTGAAACGTCATGAAACATGACGTATAATGAGGGTGATGGTTGTGAGAAACCGATAGCCCCTCCAATTAACTGGTTTAATCATAAGTGTTTCCGACAAAAACATTGTAACAGCAGAATTGGAGGCAGTCAACATTAAAACTCATGTTAAATGAGTTTTTGGTGTAATCGACGAAAACAGAAAGGAGGAATCTAATATTTGGAAAAAACTTAGCAATAAAGAGGGAGGTGAGGAAGGTGGACGTTGCAATCGGCAAGTTTGGGAGCCGATCATTTTTTCAGATGAACGGCGAGAGCATCGAAATCAAGGACTATAAAATTTCAAGCTCCAAGCACGGAGGCACAGAGCTTGAAATAGTCTTTGAATTTGACGGGGACTTTACAGAGTTTTCGTCAGGAGCCAATTCATTAAAGCATTCGCAACAGAGCCAGTAATCCAAGAATTTCGCTCCATGATTTCGCGAAACTTCGAGAACAAACCTTTAGACGGTGGGACTTGGTCATTGACAACCATTTCCAGCAGATCAACGATTTTTTCAAGCTGTTCCTTGTCCGCAGATGTATCGGATGCAACGGCCTGTCTTAATTCGCTCACTGCTGAATTGTAATTGACGGTTGCTTGGTTTCCCGTTCCGATGACAGAACCATAAGCGTTTTGAATATTGAAAATAGGCTGCGATGATTGTTCGGCGGCACTATATTCTCGCTCTGTCTGATAGAACACCTTTAGGAAATGAGGCTTTCCATACGCAAACTCGGTTTCTGCTCTTACTACATAATATGTTTCCCCGACGGGATTCGTCAGAACATCCGATTTCACTATGTCCGTTCCTGGCCTAAACATTATGTAACCTTTGTCTGGAAGCCCCCGTTCTTCTCTAACTGGTTTGTTTTGGCGCTGCAAAGTGTAATTGATTCCATGAAGCTGCAAAAAATTTCCAAATGACACGATTTTCACTCCCTTCCCGCATCCAGTATATCACAGCGAGTGAAGTCGGACAACAAGGAGTGAGTGATTGCGTGAGAAGGTTTGAAAAATGGCTATCCAGATTTGAGAAGAAGCATCCCTATTTCCCGCTTATAATTTCTGTTATTGCTTTAATAAGTTCGATAGCCATGCCAATACTGAGGAAATTTCTGGCATAAAGGACGCCCTGTGCGTGTACACAGAGCGTCCAATGAGGGATTACTTACTGCCAAGTTTTCGGCTCCATTCGGAACCCTTTTCAAGACAGTAGGAAACAACCCCGACAGATGAGAAATAGGATAGCGAAGTAATGACGTATCCGTCTTTCAGGAATCTGTCTTTTGCCTCATCCGAGGAACAGAATGCCTTCTTAACTATAAAGACACCTCCCTTCTTAGGACGGAGGCCGCCTTATTGCCAGAATGGCTTTTCTATTCTATCTGTTTTGCCCAGCACAGTCAATTAAAAATAATAATCCAACCCAGCGTATGAGGGGCGGTTCCCACAGGAATCTATTTCAGCATCTCCCCCCTTGATGCTTCGTTTCCTTTCTTTTATGGGACCGTCCCTCATGCGCTGGATTGGAAAATTAAATAGGGAAAGGAATGATTTATATTAACCTAAAAGAGTTAAGAATCAATGCCGGTTTAACCCAGGAAGCCGCAGCAAAGATGCTTGATCTTGAGCAATCTGCAATTAGTCATTGGGAACAAGGAAATACGTTTCCTCTGCGGAAAAAGTGGGTACATCTGGCGAGAATTTACCGCTGTAATGTCTCTGACATTGAGACAGCCAGAAAGGAGCGAAACAATGGGAAGGAAGAAGCAAAACCGGGTGGACCGGTGGCGGGATGAATTCGGCGTTGTGTATCGTATTGGGAAAGCAAGAGCTGGACTGACAGAAGAAAACATTGCGATGCTCATCGGATTGCAAACGAGACCTCCATTGCAGGCCCGTCGAAAAGACCCAGGGAAGTTTACCCTCAATGAATTGATCCTTATGGGGGAAGCGCTTCGCTTTACAGATGAGGATTACTTAACAATCATTCATGCCGGGAAAATTTAGAAAGGAGAACTTGGAATGAACCCAGTGCAAGAAATCAAGCAACGCCATGACATGGACATCCTGCTGCGGGCCATCGCCCCAGCGGCCAGAAAGCGCCAAGAGGCCCGGCGTAGAAGGGAGATGGGGAAGAACCGGATCAATGCCGCCTTAGCCCGCCGGGGCATTCCCTTCCGCGTGGTATGAGGGGCGCGGTGTATCGTCTCTTCCGCCGGTGCAAGCAGCGGTGGAACGTGTCCGCCCTGGAACCTGGAGAGAAGGTATATCTCTGCCCCAGGTGCGAAAGGGGGTGGGGATATGGTGAAGATCAACGGGGTCAAGGTGCAGACCGAAGGGAGGAAGCCGTGGGCCGACGCGCCCTCTGAACCCATTCCCGGCCAACGCCGAAAACGCAATGGAATCTACCCTGGATGGGATTCCCCGGAGAAAATCCAGCAGTGCTTGCACTGTACCAATCCAGATTGCAGCGGGCGCTGTCCGAGTAAATCAAGGAAGAAGGTAGGCCATCCCCGCATCCCCATGCCGGAGGACTTCCCAGAGAAGGAGAAGCTGCTTCGATACCATGAGCTGATCGACCATTACGGCGTGAATACCACGGTTATCACCCGATGGAAAAAAGAACTCCGTGGAAAAGGCGAAAAATAAACTCTGCCGGTTTGCAGCACCGGCAGAGTTCAGAAAGGAGAATACTTGAAAAAATAAGCTATGTTTCTTCCGCTTAACTTTATTGTAACAAAAATTGGAGGTTTGTCAAGATGGAGGAACGAATCAACTTTTTCCCCAAAAAGGTGGTCATAGAGGTTTCTGCCAGGACATGCCGGAACTTTATCATGGACACATGCCTGGATGACTTCATGGATTACATGTTCTTATATAACAGTTTCACCATGTCCGCCTATCTGGACGAGAAGATGGACCTATTTCAGGAATACCTGGACTGCGGCGAAAAGGGGGAATGACTTATCGGGATTCCAGTAGGATTTTCCACAATTCATGGATACGAAGGGCTTTATGCTGTATCAGAAAAAGGGGAAATATGGAGTGCGAGGAAAGATCGTTTGCTCACCCCGATCAAAGCAAACAATGGATATGCTCATATACAGTTATTTAGAGGCGGTCAAGGGAAAATTCATTTGGTTCATCGCATTGTTGCAACAGTATTCATCCCGAACCCAGATAGAAAACCGCAAGTAAATCATATTGATGAAGACAAGATGAACAACAATGTGTCCAATTTGGAGTGGGTTACTGCGAAAGAAAATATGAATCACGGAACGAGACTTTCTCGTCACCTGAAAAATGCAAACTTTAGGTCAGAGAAAAGACTTTCTGCCGCGAGAAGAAATGGTGCTTTGTCCAGTAAACCTATTTCCCAAATTGACGGTACAAAGATCATTGCAACGTATCCAAGTGCAAAAGCGGCTGCGAGGGCAACAAAATTATCGCATTCCCACATCTGTGAGTGTGCAAATCACCAAAAATGCAAACATGTCGGTGGGTTTGCATGGGTATGGGTTGAAGAAGCAAGGAGGAATGACTTATTGGGCTCCCAATTTTGATCTATGGCAAGAGCGGGTCTGGGAAGTCCCGTTCCCTGAAAAACTTTGCCCCAGGTGAAATCTTTTTGATTAACGTGGTGGGCAAACGCTTGCCTTTCCCCGGGACCTTCCGATACCAGATGAAGACAGACAGCTACCAGACCATTACCACTGGCCTGCAAAAGATGCCCACCAAAACCGCTGTCATTGATGACGCTGGGTACCTTTTGACGAACACTTTCATGAAAGGTCATTCCGCACCCAAGGCGGGAAGTTCTACGTTCGACCTCTACAACGATATCGCGGACAATTTCTGGCGGCTGCTGATGTTCATCCAGTCGCAGCTTCCAGAGGATGTCATCGTCTATATCCTCATGCACGAAACTACATCCGATTTTGGAGAAACCAGGCTGCGGACCATTGGAAAGCTGCTGGACGAGAAGGTTTGCATTGAGGGAATGGTCACAATCTGTCTGCGCTGCATGGTGGAAGGGGATCGCCATTTTTTCCGCACCCAATCCAATGGAATGGACATTTCCAAGTCGCCCGAAGAAATGTTTGACCTGGAGATTGAGAATGACCTGAAGTTTGTCGATCAGCAGATTAGAGAGTATTGGGGGCTGCTCCCCACCACATCTCCCAAGGAGGCGACAGACAATGGCTGAATTCTCCCGCGGGGTGAAGGAATATATCCGCGCCCGTGCCATGGTTGAGGTGACGTTTCCCGTTGACTTTAAGGATAACGTGGACATTAGCTGCTATCAGTGCAAATACTACCGCCGCAACTACCGCAGCTGCGGTCTCAACGGGGAAATTTGCGAGTACCCAGACAAATACATCGGGAGCAGATGCCCCCTTATATTTTACACAGAGGAGGAACAAAGCGAATGATCCAAGCACCGGAGAACAAAGCTGACATCAATGAAGAATTAAACAGCCTGTCAAAGTCTTGCATATTACTTCTTCATTATCAGGAAGAAGTTATTTTCTCCATGATCGGCATTCTGGATACAATCCGAAATGAATTAAATCAAATCAACCACAAGGAGGAACAAAAACCATGATTCAAAAACCGAAAAATTGGGATTCCGTGCAGGAGTTCTCTGACCGTCCCAAACTCCCCCTGGACGCCTATGTCTGCCGGGTCAAGCAGGTATCCTTTGCGGATACCAATTATGGCCCCCAGCTGCTGGTCCTCTTCGACATTGAGGAGGGAGAGCAGAGAGGGTTCTTCTCCAAAGAGTTTAAGGCCAACACCATGCAGGATAAAAAGTGGAAGGGGGTTATTCGTCAGTTCTTGCCCAAAGACGATGGGACCGACAAAGACGAACTGACAAAGAGTTCCTTCAAAGGCTTGACCACCGCCTTTGAGCACTCCAACCCCGGGTACACCTGGAACTGGGAGGAAACTTCCCTGGTGGGAAAGTTGGTGGGCATCCTCTTCCGGAATGAGGAATGGTCCTATAACGGGAAAACCGGATGGACGGTACGTCCTTTCCGCGCCATGAGCGCAGATCGGGTCCGCAGCGGGGAATACATCTTGCCCCCGGACAAGCCCTTGAAAAAGGCCGCAGCGCCCTCGAACGGCTTCGCCGCCATTCCTGATAATGGGCCCTTGCCCTGGGACAACGACAGTGGGGACGGACCGCTGCCGTTTTGAGAAAGGAGTCTAAAATGGAAAAATTGCTGTTGACCCGGAAAGAGGCCGCTCAGGCCCTTAATATCAGCACCGATACTCTGGACAGGTTGAGGGAATCTCAGGATATTCAAGCAGTCAACATTGGCAGCCGGGTTTACTTTTCCCCAGACGAATTGAAAGCCTTTTTATCCAAACGCGGGGGTTCGATCTCTACCTCTGGGATTCGCTTATGAGGGAGGAAACCTATGCGAATTCTTTACATCACTGAAAGTGGAAGAGATGTTTTGCTCAACCTCACAACCGACCAACGAGATAGGGTCCTTCTGGCCCTTCTCGTTGGTTCGGACGCCGGGGATGACTGGGAAGCACCTGAATGGTTCGCGTTAAAATTTCTCCGGGAAGAAAATGAAGAGATCAAACAGAAGAAGGCAAAGAAAAGCGAGTATAATCGCCGGTACTATCAAAGACAGAAGGAGAAAAACGCAAGTTCTGAAAAGTTCTTAAAGAGTTCTGAATCTGTTCTGAAAAATTCTGAAAGATTGCTGAATTTTTCTGAAAAAGTTCTGAAAGATTCTGAATTTCCTGCCCCCTCTCCCGCTCCTTCTCCCCCCTTTCTTCCCCCCTCTTCTCTTTCCCCTACAACCCCTATCTCTTCTCCCCCCTATAATCCCCCCTCAACCTCACCCTCACCGGATACCCCCCTGTATCCGCCCCCCAGAAAAACTGGCTTCGACCGGTTCTGGGCGGCTTATCCCCGCAAAGTTGGGAAGCAAGCGGCAAGAAAATCGTGGAGTAGGCTCAAGCCAAGCGCGGAGCTGACGCAAAGGATTCTTGACGCCGTAGAGTGCCAAAAGGGCAGCAGGCAATGGCGGGAGAACAACGGTCAATTCATTCCCAATCCGGCTACCTGGCTCAACCAGGGCCGGTGGGAGGATGAGCTGGTTAAGGAGGATGATCCATTTGCAAGACTTCCCAACAAGGGCCCAATCATCGACAAACTCCCCTCCGCGACTGACGGATGCTGGGACGACGAGCCGTTTTGATTTCTTCGCAGCACAGCGGAAACGGGCGGAACTTTTCAACGCGACCCCCGGGACGCTGAAAGGCTATCATTGCCCCACGTGCCATGACCGGGGCGGGTACATGACGGTGGAGGAAAATGGGGCGCTGCGGTTTCAGCGCTGCAAATGCCAGAGCATCCGTGACGCCATGGGGGCCATGGACCGCAGCGGAATCCCGCCGGATGCCTTGGCGGCTTGCACCTGGGAGAACTGGAAAACGCCGGAGAACTGGCAGAGGAGAGCACTTGCCATGGCGCAAGACTACGTACAGCAAATCGCGACGGGAGATCCCTCCTGGTTCATCATCTGCGGGACCCCGGGCTGCGGGAAAACGACGTTATGCACCACCATTTTCCGGGCCATCGTTGAGGGCGGCAAACCCGGCCTGTATGTTTCGTGGCGGGAGTTTGCGCGAAGGGCCAAGGCAGTTGGAAATGATCGGGACGATTTTCGGGAGGAAACCGAACCCTTGAAAAATACGCCGCTGCTCTATCTGGATGACTTCTGGAAGGGGGAAATTCGGCCGGCGGATGTTCACCTGGCATTCGAGCTGATTAACGCGCGATACATCAGCAAAAAGCCCACCATCCTTTCCAGCGAGAACACGCTGGAGGCGATTCTCCGAGGGGATGAGGCCATCGGCTCAAGGCTGTTTGAGATGGCAGGCGGATATTACATGGACTGTTCCAGAGCAAGGAACTGGCGCACAGCAAGGAGGCAGACATGATTCACAAAGGCGAAATTTACATAACCGACCGATACCGAGGCGGAAAGAAGGACTACGGCAGACCGGTGCTGATCCTCTCCTCCGCCGAGAACAACCGGGAAACCGGATGCGTGGTGGCGGCGCCCTTGGTGTCCCGGGAACGCTACGCGGCGGCGTCCCATATCGCCGTGGAGAGCGTCCAAGGCCAAACCTATGTGGCGGTCCTGGAGCACGTCAAATCGCTGCCGGAGCGCAGCTTGCAGCGCAGAAAGGACTACCTCTCACGGCATGCCATGGCCCGGGTAGAGGGAACCCTCTGCCGACTGTTGGAGCTTTGAGCCATGTGGGAGATCACTGTGAAACTGCGGCCCATTCCGTCCAGCGTTGAAAATCCCGAAGGGACGCGGGAGGAGATTGCCTGTGACCTGGAGAAATACGGGACCGTGCGTTATGTGGACATCAAAGACAGCGCATTCAAACCAGAACAGATAAAACTGGAGGAGACGACATGATTCTAACCGGCAATGAAATCAAACTCCAACGGGAGGCGGGCAACATCGTCATCAGCGATTGGGAGGAATCCCGGTTGGGACCAAACAGCTACAATCTTCGGCTGTCCCCCGAGCTGATGGCCTACAAGGAGGCTGTCCTGGACCCAAAGCAGGACAACCGGACGGGGCGGCTGGTGATCCCGGAGGAGGGCCTGGTGCTGCACCCCGGGCGGCTCTACCTGGCCAAAACCGTGGAATATACTGAGACCCACAACCTGGTCCCCATGCTGGTGGGCCGGTCCTCCATTGGCCGCTTGGGCATCTTTGTCCACGTGACCGCCGGGTTTGGCGATGTGGGCTTTTCTGGGAACTGGACCTTGGAACTGACCTGCGTGCAGCCGGTACGGGTGTACCCCGGCATGGAGATTTGCCAGATTTATTATCAGACCACCACCGGCGAGATTTTAAGCCAGTATCACGGAAAGTACCAGGGCAGCCGGGATGTGGTGGCCAGCCGGATCTATCAGGAATTGTCTGGTGGTGATTGAATATGGGAACGCATACAGAAGCAGATAGAGAATTTGAAAGGCGGCGTAGAAAGGTCAGACGGGAGAGCGGCCTATGCACTATCTGCGGAAGAGAAGACGCCTACACAATGGCTGGGAGAGCGATGTGTGAATATTGCAATCAAAAGTCAAGGCGTTGGAGCGAAAACAAAAGAAGCAAACCAGAATACGCAGAAAAAATGAGGGAAGAAAGCCGAAAGCGGTATGCAAAAATGGTCGAAGAAAACATTTGCCCGAATTGCTACAAGAAAAAACCTAATGACGGGCATTCTCTCTGTGAGCGGTGTCGCATAAAGCATAGGAACCGTGAGCGAGAAAAACGAAATCAAGAGGGTCAAAGGACTTGGGAAATGGCGCTGAGTGGAGAAACCTGTTTTTTCTGCAAATCTCCCGATGTTGTGCCGGGGAAGAAATTATGCCAGGCTTGCATTGATAAGCGGGTAGCATATTTGCACGGAGGGAAGCAAGGTGAGAGAAAAAAAGAGCGAGATCAAAACCTGCCCGGTGTGCAAGACGAAATTCCTTGCGATCGCTAAAAACGAAATTTATTGCAGCAGAAAGTGCTATATCGCTAAGCGGTATGGAAAGCCAGCGAAGAAGAAGGAGGAGACCCCATGACAAGAAAAGAAATTCTCGCCGCTGCGGAGAAGTGCGTGTGTGGAGATCGGGAGCAGGATTATGGAATTCCAGAAAATAGCTTCCGTTTGATTGCGGAATTTTGGCACACCTACCTCAGTGCGAAGTGTGTTGCCGCTGGGGTCCATGTGCAGTTAGACCCGGAGGATGTGGCGGCCATGATGGCCTTGCTCAAGATTGCCCGGGCATCTGTAAACCCTGAGCACATTGATAGCTGGATTGATTTGGTCGGATACGGTTGCTGCGGAGGAGAAATAGCGACAAGAGAAACCGATGTAGGTGGGGAATATGAAAAAGATTGATTATGGGAAAGATTACTTCGTTTCCGAAGACGGAAAAGTTTTCTCGAAGAAGCGCGGGAAAACAAAGGAGTTAAAGCCGATAAAGAAAGGGCATGGAGGCTACGTAAAGGTTAGGCTGTACGATGATGGGAAATGGAAAAATTTTTTTGTCCACAGGCTTGTTGCTGAGGCATTTATAGAGAATCCCAATAATTTTCCGATTATAAACCATATAGACGAAAACAAATCTAACAATAATGTTAGGAATTTAGAATGGTGCACGACGAAGTATAATGTAAATTATGGGCAAGCAAGAAGGAAAATGAGTGAATCCATGAAAGCGCACTTTGAGAAAAATCCGTCAGAATATGATCGAGTGCGAAAACAGTTGCTTGGGCGGTCTCTATCGAAAGAGAGTAGAAAGAAAATTGCATCTAAATTGTCTATTCCGGTTGAGTGCTTGCAGAATGGAGTTGTTGTTAGAAAGTATAGTTCAACTAAAGACGCGGCAGAAAGTATAGGGGCTGATTCATCAAATATTTGCGCAGTGCTGAAAGGTCGAAGGAAAAGAACAGCCGGGTACGAATGGCGCTACGCAGCTTGCGGCGGGGAATTGGCGACGCTGGGGGGGAAAGATTGAGTATCACAAAAGGAATGTTTACCAGCACAACGGATCTCTGGGAAACACCGCAAGCATTTTTTGACCAACTCAATGCAGAGTTTTGTTTTTCCCTGGACGCATGCGCTCTGCCGTGGAATGCGAAGTGTGAAAGATATTACACCCCAGAGCAAGACGGATTGTCTCAGCCCTGGACCGGTGTTGTATGGTGCAATCCTCCTTATGGACGGAAGATCGGGAAATGGGTCGAAAAAGCGGTTGCCAGCGTTTCAGAAGGTGCCACGGTCGTGATGCTGCTGCCAGCCAGAACGGATACGCAGTGGTTTCACCGGTACATCTATCACCAGGCAGAGATCCGGTTTGTGCCTGGACGTCTAAAATTTGTCGGCGCCAAATGGAATGCACCGTTTCCGTGCATGGTTGTGATATTTAGGCCGGGGAGGGAAGAACAGAGATGACGCAGGAGGGGATGGAGTGAGCCTAAAAGATTTGATTGCTGATGTGAACGTCAACGAGATTTGCGAACACATCGAAACCGAAACATTGTCAGAATGGGTAAACGCATGGCAGGAAGCCGCCCTCTCCGCCCTCCGTCCTGTCAGCCGGGAGCAGGTGGAGAAGGTGTGGAGGGGGAAGTGGAAATATAGTCATACAAGCGAAATAGATCATTTTGCTGTTGTTAAATGCTCAAAGTGTGGATACGAAGCGTTTGCGATCTCCCTTTTTGTGAAAGATGGAAATTTCTGTCCTTCCTGCGGCGCTCCCATGACGGACGAGGCCGTGGAGATGGTGCTGGAGAGGATGGAGGCGCTGAATAATGATTGAATTTTTGTTCTTTGTAGGTGCGTTATCAGTCGCAGGGCTATCCATGTATGGGTTCGTGAATAGCGTTTTTTATCTTTGGGAAACCAGAGAAAGGCGTGACCTGAAAAAAGAATTTATAGCATGCTGTAAAAAAAGGATGCAGGAGGCGATGAAAGATGGCAAGGGCGATTGATGCCGAATATGTTGAAAGAATTTTTATGAAGTGGTTAAATACCCTCCCTGATGGATAAGAAACACCAGCCATAGAAAGTTGTTTGAATGTAGTTAAAAATGCGCCCACCCTTACCCCGCTGAACGAGCCGCTGACGCTGGAGGAGCTGCGGGAGATGAATGAAGTACCTGTATGGATTCAAAATCTTGAAGAGCCAGCAAAAAGCCAATGGAGGCTATTATATTGGGACAGAGGGAAATACCTTGTCCTGCAAGGCATATCAGTCCGTGGTTATTTGATGGAAGAATACGGAGAATCTTGGCTTGCCTACCGCCGCCCGCCGGAGGGAGAGGAGGACACCTGATGGATGTTGAGAAACTAATTGAAGCTGCAAAGCTATATGGAATTGACGCCGCCGACGCCCTCACCGCCCTGCTGGCTGAAAACGAGAAGCTGCGGGCCGAGCTGGAACAAAAATCAAAACTGATTGCCCAGCAGGCCGCAGAATTGGAACGGCGAGACACGTTGCTGAAAGAGCAAGAGGCCGAGGCCGCACTACGGAGGGAAAAGGAATGAAGGAGTACATTGAGAGGGCGGCAGCATTAGATGTAGTCAAGCGAACCAGCGGAGACTATGTTGCGGCTTGGAGCGAAATCGCACACATCCCCGCCGCCGACGTTGCGGAGGTGAGGCACGGGAGATGGGAGTTTTTAGGGCCAAATAGACTAATTAAAAGTTGTATGTGTGGAACTTGCAGTGTTTGTCATGTTAGGTCAGTATACATCGTAAATACTGCGATTTGCCCCAACTGCGGCGCTCCCATGGACAAGGAGGATTAAAAATGAAAATACACATCCCAGCTTTTAAGGCGATGGCCAAGTGCAACGAGCATATGAACCACGGACCACTTGATATTGACCTGGGGCCTGATGTGGTGGAGGTGGTACGCTGTAAAGATTGCCAATATTACCAGGATGCAAAAATCAACAAGAAGGGATTTCTGATTTGCCCAGCGTCCGGAATGGAAATTACCGAAACGGACTATTGCATTTATGGCGCTCGCATGGGCAAGCCAAGAATTTGCGAGGTGCTGGGGGTTGAGCCAGAAGAGAGGTTTTACTACAAGTGTGAAAAAAGTCAGGAAAATAAATATTTATGGAAAATAACTAAAGAAGGGGAAAGAATGTTTAAAGAGGATACAGACATTTGGAGACTGAGTTCCAACGAAAAAACGTTGATGGACTTTATCAACCACCCCGACCGCATCATCCGCAAGCCCCGCTGGACGGAGCAGGAGGTAGAGAGGGCAAAGGCTATCAAGATGTTATACTCAGAGGCAGAAAGCATTGAGATGTACGGCTTCGGCATTAGAGTTTTCAACAGGAAACTTGTCATTGCAACACTCGACCCCTCTTTGTTTCCTTCTCTTCGCCCGAATGAAATCATCACCCTTGACGAGATCATCGGAGGTGCAGAATGAGAGAAATCCTTTTCAAAGCTAAGCGGCTGGATAATGGCGAATGGGTGGAAGGGTACTACGTTGAAAGAGACAACAAATCTTGGATTTACCCGGCAGGCAATCAGGTAATCAGCAAGTCTTTAGCGAGAGAACTTCGCCCATTTCATAGCGCAAAAAGCACGCAGCGAATTATGAAGGAGGTGTTTCCTGTTGCCCCCTCCACGGTCTGCGAGTACACCGGAATGACCGATAAGAACGGAACGAAGATTTTTGAGGGGGATATCATCCATTGGACGAACTGGAACGGCGAACAAAAAGAAGCCCCTGTATGCTATGATCAAGAGTGGAATAGATTTTGTGTTTGGTTGAATGGCGCTGAAAGCATGGGCGTAAATATACATCTGTCAACGAGCGGAATTGAGGTCATCGGCTCCATCCACGACGGGGAGGGCTACGATGATGATTAAACTGCTTCTTTTTCTGGGCATCATCCTGTCTATTGTCAAAGCAAACGGATGGTTTATAATCCCGATGCCTGTTTTGGTTTTCTGCTGGGTAGGAAGCTTCGTTTGCTGGATGATTTATTCGTATGCTCTTGGTGTAGGCGAAGGAGCCGCAAAAGAGATGAAAAAGAAAGTCCACGACGGGGAGGGCGGACAGCATGAGGGCAATGAATGAGAATTTTGGCGATTGACCCAGGGGATAAGCAGAGCGCCTATTGCTTCATAGACAGCGAAGATTTACGTCCGCTGCGGTTTGGCAAAGAACAAAATGCCGTGGTCCTTTTGATTCTCCAGTTGGAGAAGTATGATCTTGTAGTCATTGAACGCTTGGCAAGCTACGGCATGCCGGTTGGACGCAATGTTTTTGAAACCTGCGAATGGGTGGGGAGATTCACGCAAGCAGCACAGAAGCCAGTGGACTACATATACCGCCAGGATGAAAAACTCCATCTCTGCCATGACAGCAGGGCCAAGGATGGCAATATTCGCCGCGCACTGATTGATCGATTTGCAACCCATGATCTAAAAAACGGGAAGGGAACCAAAAAGAACCCAGATTGGTTCTATGGGTTCTCTGCCGATGTATGGGCGGCGTATGCGGTTGGAATTACGTACATAGAAACAAAACTGAAATTGTAAACAAAGTGTTAAGATCGTCTAACAATTTGACCGAAATGGAGGGCTGCGATATAATTTAGACAGAAAATGGTTTTATACATACGCAGGCAAAGAAAATTTATTTTCTTTGCCGCTATGTATAAAACAGAAGATTTTCTTCCTCCTTCGCCCGGCTCCGAGGCGGTCTCAATATCGGGCGTACCTCCTTTTTCTTTGGGAGCGAGAGCCTTGTTCTCGTCTCCCTATCACCCGGCCAGAGTGGATTTTGGTGCAACTCCAAAACGGGTGACCATTCCCAGCTGGGGAAATTTGATGGAAGGAGATTGTGCTTCTATCGAATCGGCAAATTGCTTTGCGGCCGCAAAGTGAACCGAAGCACGTACCATTCGCCATTTCACTGAAACCTGCGGTTGGAGACGCAGACCATTTCAGAGAAGGTGCGTGCGGAAGTACAAACAGGCCTGCGGAAAGCCTGACAAAACCCGCAACATACCCCGCAAGGGGTATCTGGTCCGCTATCTCAAATGGTCAGAGCGCCCGGCTCATAACCGGGGACATCCTGGTTCGACTCCAGGGCGGACCACCAAAAATAGATTTTTATTGATGAGGTTAGTTATGGCTGCACGGTTGACAGATAAGCAGAAAAAGAAAATAGTGGCTGATTATCTGGAACTTGGCAGCTACAACGCAGTTGCCAAAAGAAATCATGTGTGTGGGGAAACTGCTCGGCGTGTCGTGGAGGCATCTGAAGATTTCGCAGAGAAACTTAGACAAAAAAAGGAAGAAAATACAGCCGATATCCTGGCCTACATGGAAAGTCGCAGGCAAGCAGTATGCGATATTATTGAGGTAGGACTTTCCGTTCTTCCAGAGAAGATTCAGAATGCGCGCAGCGCCGCAGAGGTTACGACAGCGCTTGGGACACTGATTGATAAATTCACAGCCTTTGGCGGTGGTCCTGGGAATGATGCAAAGGAAGATGGTTTGAGCCAGAGCTTGCGAGAGATGGCAAAGGAGTTGGAAAGCGATGATTAGTCCACAACAAAAGAAAATCCTTGCATTCCCATACTCCAAATATGATGCCATTATCTGCGATGGTGCAGTCCGATCAGGCAAAACCTCTATCATGATGTGGGCGTTTGTTCGCTGGGCCATGGAAAACTTCTCTGGTCAGCGGTTTGGTATTTGTGGGAAAACCGTTGATTCATGCTCAAAGAATATTATTGTCCCTTTCACAGCTATGACGCTGGCAAAAGAAAAGTATACCATGCGTTGGCGCCGGTCAGAGAAGATCCTTGAGGTGCGCCGGGGAACTACGACAAATTGGTTTGAGGTATTCGGCGGCAAGGATGAAAGCAGCGCGGCGCTCATTCAAGGGCGCACGCTGGCAGGTGTTCTATTGGATGAGGTTGCGCTTATGCCCCGTTCCTTCGTGGAACAAGCCCTGGCGCGTTGTTCTGTAGATGGAAACAAGAAATGGTTTTCCTGCAACCCAGAAAGCCCGCAGCATTGGTTTTATCTGGAATGGATTAAGAAGCATGATGAAAGAAATGCGCTGTACCTTCACTTTACCATGCGAGATAATCCAGGACTGACGGAAAAGGTCATTGAGCAGTATGAATCCATGTTCTCCGGTGTGTTTTATGATCGGTTCATTAGAGGGTTGTGGATTCCGGTGGAGGGGCTGGTATATCCGCATTTTGGAGAGCATTGTGTGGTGGATGAAGAGCCTGCATCAGGTCGATATTATATTTCCGTAGATTATGGCACGCTGAATCCTTTCTCCGCTGGGCTGTGGTGCGTGACAAAACAAGGGGCGGTTCGGATCAAAGAATACTATCACAGCGGACGAAGAACCAACATACAAAAAACAGACGAAGAGTATTATCAGGCATTACGAGATTTAGCGAAGGGATATAATGTGGATTACGTTATAGTTGATCCTTCTGCCGCCTCATTCATTACGACAATTTTTCGCCACGGAGAATTCCAAGTGGTAAAAGCAAATAACGATGTTATGGATGGAATTAGAAGAACATCGGTTTATTTGAAAGATGGTCGTCTCAAAATACATCGTAGTTGCAAAGATGCTATCCGAGAGTTTAGATTATATCATTGGGATGAAGATTCTACGGTAGACAAAGTAATTAAAGAAGATGATCATGCAATGGATGACATAAGGTACTTTTGTAATACGATTATGGTCCGGCATTTTCCGGTTATGAGGTGAAAGAATGACCATTGCAGACAAGTTAAAAGAATTAGGTTTCACAACGATCAATGAGAGTTTTTATTCCAAAGTTCAAGAATGGAAAAGCTGGCACGAAGGAGATGTGAAAGGGTTCCATCGCTATAAAATACGTAACGGGAGCGGTATCGTCCGGTGCAAGAGATATTCTCTCAATATGGGGAAGAAAATACCAGAAGATTGGGCAAATTTGCTCATGAACGAGCGTGTTGAAATTACGCTGGAAGGTTCTAAGGAGCAGGCGTTTATTGATCGAGTTTTTGAAGAGAACAATTTTAGGGTAAAATCCAATGAAATGCAGGAATTCGCTTTTGCCCTTGGAACGGTAGCGTTTATCCCACGTGTTGTTGGCATGGAGGTAACGGAAGAAGGCCCTGTTCCAGGGAGCGCATCTGGGATCATCATCGATTATGTGACTGTGGAACATATTTGGCCACTGTCTTGGCAAAACGGGGTTATCATAGAATGCGCGTTTGATAGTATTATTACGGTTGATGGACAAGATTACTGTTACCTGCAAATTCACCATAAAGTCAATGCACTTTATGACATAGAAAATCGGATTTATCTATATAGGAATGGAAATGTAGATAAAGAAGTATCCTTGTCTTCTGTCTCTGGTTTCGAGAAGGTTCCACCTGTTGTTCACACCGGCTCTGGAAAGCGACGATTTGTTATTGATCGACCCAACATTGCAAACAATTTAGACTATTCTATTCCGCTTGGTATTCCGGTATATGCGAACGCTATTGATAACTTAAAGGGTGTAGACGTTGCATTTGACAGTTACGTAAATGAGTTCATCCTTGGCAAAAAGAGAATCATGGTAAAACCGGCAGTGACAAAATATATAGATGGGGAACCGGTTTTTGACCCTGATGATTTGTCTTTTTATGTACTTCCCGAAGACATTTCAGACGACGGTGCAGTAATTACCCAAATTGATATGACTTTGCGGACCAATGAACACACGACAGGCATACAAACTCAATTAAATCTTTTGTCGAGCAAATGCGGATTCGGAGAAACCTATTACCGTTTTGACGGAGGGAATCTTACAACGGCAACTCAAGTTATTAGTGAAAATAGCACCATGTTTCGAACGATAAAAAAGCATGAAATTATTTTAGAGCAGGCTATTAGGGAATTGTGCCAGATCATTTTGCAATTGGGCAACACAGCTATGAAGGCGGGGTTGAACGAGGATGCGAAAGTTACTATTGATTTTGACGATTCTATCATTGAGGACAAGACAACTGAGCGCAACAATGATCGGCAAGACTTAGCTGCCGGAATCATGAATGACTGGGAATATCGTATGAAGTGGTATAATGAAGATGAAATAACCGCTAAAAAGATGCTGCCACGCATGGAAGATATGACTGATGAGGAGCAGGATGAGGTGGAGTAATGCCGAGATATCCTTTCACTCCAGAAGTTTTAGATTCAATGCCAGAACCGCTCGCAAAGCTGTTTAGGGGGCTCGAAGATACACTTCTTATTGAGATATGTAAAAGGCTAAAAAAAGCAGGAGAACTTAATGAGGTAACAGTTGAAGCAATCAGAGCATTAAGGAGCCATGGAATTGATCTAAAAGAAATTGAAGAAGCAATATCTTCTGTAACTGAGATTGGAGAGAAAGAGTTAAATAAACTACTTGATGATGTAATTTCAAGATATCAAAATTATGCGAAGGAAATGTTGACAATCGCAGCGATTACAACGCCAAAGTTAATGATTAACGACGTGGATGTTGAGGCGATTAGAAAGCAAGCTCTTTCAGAATATAGGAACATCACTCGTTCGATGGGGTTTGTTGGGATGAGCAATTCCCAAAAAGTCATGTCTGCGTTGGAGGCATATCAATGGGCGTTAGACCAGGCGGAACTTGAGATTATGTCTGGTGCGATTGATTATAACTCGGCTATTAGGAAAGCTGTGAAAGGTCTGGCGGACAGCGGCCTAAAAACGGTTGACTGGGAAAGTGGACATAGAGATCAAGTAGATGTGTCCGTCCGGCGGGCGGTAATGTCAAGCATAAACCGAATGAATACAGTTTATATGGAAACATTGCAAGATGACTTGGAGACCGATCTCGTAGAGGTAACAGCTCATGCAGGTGCAAGAAACACCGGGTATGGGATTGAGAACCATGCGTCATGGCAAGGGAAAGTATATCGTTGGTCAAAGAAGCCGAAAACCTCAAAAGGAAAGTATAAAGACTTTGAGTTGACAACAGGTTTTGGACAGGGTGCCGGTCTCGGAGGGTGGAATTGCTACCACAGATATTATCCGTATATAGAAGGAGTATCTTATCGAACCTATACAGATGAGGACTTAAATAAGATAGATAAACCGCCCTTCGCTTATCAAGGGAAAGAATATAATCAATATGAAGCAAGTCAGGAGCAGCGGAGAGTGGAAAGAACGCTTAGAAAACTACGAAGAGAAGCTAAGGCGTATGAAGCTGCGGCGCTTTCAGAGGACGCGCAAGCTGTAAATATTCGAATTAAAAGGCTTCGGAAATATTATGATGCGTTCAGCAAAAAAGCTGGACTTCCAACACAATACGAAAGGGCGGCGGTTACATATTGATTAAGGAGATAAATGGGAAAACATGGTTTTGTTGCCCAAATTGCGGGAAAAAAATCCATCCAGTAAAACCTGGGGCACGCGGCGTATATGTTATGTGCAAACAAAAAAGACAGGATGGGACCAGATGTAGTTGGTCTGGAGAAATCAAATATAACTGATCGAGAGCCATTGAGCCATTGACTACCATATTTGGTAGTTAATGGCTCGTTTTTTATGCCGACGGGCGTTAAACGGTGGCCGACGGGCCAAAAACAAAAAACGGAGGTTTGTAAAATGGCTGAACCTATTAACAATCCTGTTGTACAGGACCCGACACCGGGGACAGGTGGTGAGGTGACCTTTACTCAGGCTGAAGTTGACGCGCTTATCAGTAAAGAAAAAGCAAGAGCGGTAGCAAAGGCAACAAAGGGTATCCCAGATGAAGCTGAGTTAAATGCGTTCCGGACATGGAAAGAAAATCAGCAGTCTGAAAGGGATAAGTGGGAACGGTTGACCGGGGAGAGAGAGGTTCTTTCCGGGAAGCTGACCGCAGCAGAAAACGAAAGAGACCAGCTCAAAAGAGATTTGTATGTACTTAAAAAGGGTCTTAGTGGGGAAGAGGCAGAATTTATTGCATTTAAGGCCGGGAAGATGGTAGACGATAAGACTACCTTCGAGCAGGCCGTGGACGCACTCACCGCTGACCGCAAGAAGACCACCTTTGACTGGACCGCCCCTTTGGGCGGAGGAAAGCCCCAAACAGGAGAAAATGACGTAATGAATGCCCTTATACGGGGCGCACTCAAATAAGAAAGGAGCCTATCAATGGCCGATATTATTGACAGAAGTAAACTTTCCGGGCTTATCCCCGAGCCTGTGACCCGCGAGATTATCCAGGGCGCTGTTACGGAATCTGCCGTGCTTCGGATGGCCCGGCGGCTACCCAATATGACCAGCAAAACGCAGATTCTTAATGTGCTGGATGCTTTGCCCACCGCCTACTTTGTGAACGGAGAGGCGACCACTGGCGCATCCGATTCCAAGTCTTCTCTGAAAAAGACCACCAACATGGCCTGGGACAAGAAGAAAATTTACGCCGAGGAGATCGCCGTTATCGTCCCCATTCCCGAGGCGGTATTAGACGACAGTGATTATGACATTTGGGGCGAGGTTCGTCCCCGCCTCCAAGAGGCGTTTGGTAAGGTTATCGATGCTGCCATCCTTTATGGCACGGATAAGCCCACCTCTTGGCGTGAGGGACTAGTCCCTTCAGCTACTACCGCAAGTGCAGTTGTGACAGCCACCAGCGACATTTTCAAGGACATCATGGGGGAGGATGGCGTGATCGCAAAGGTGGAGGAAAGCGGCTATATCCCCAACGGCGTGATGGCTGCTATTCAGATGCGCGCCAAGCTGCGTGGCCTGGTGGACAAGAACGGTCAGCCTATCTTTAAGACCGATATGCAGGGCGATACCCGCTACGCATTGGACGGAATGAACATGTATTTTCCCGTGAACGGTGCTTATGACCCGGAGGAGACCCTTGCCATCGTGGGTGACTGGAGCCAGCTGGTTTATTCCATCCGACAGGACATGACCTTCAAGATTTTCGACAGCGGCGTGGTACAAGATCCATCCACGGGGAATATTCTCTATAACTTGATGCAGAACGACATGGTGGCGCTTCGTGCCGTAATGCGGTTGGGCTGGGAAATCCCCAACCCGATCAACGCCTATAATGTTGACAATACAAAGGCATTTCCCTTTGCTATTTATGCACCGGCGGGGGAATGATCGGGTCTGACATCTTAACGCTCTTCCCCAGCAGTCAGACCCTATTGGGGAAACAAGTCTCAGAGCTTGTAGGTGATGATTTGAAGGTTAAGAAAGATGGTTCCGTAGTCGGGACATTCCACTATGTTCCTGATTATACGGAATTCAGCAGCGCCCCAGAAGAGCAGAGCGGGTATTATTTCCCGTTTCATCTGACGAAAACCGGAAGTGTAATGACGTTCAAAAAGAATGGATCGCCAACCAAACAGGACATTCCTTTTGATGCAGATATTATTTTCCGCGTTGAGGAAAATGATACTTTTGAGGTTTTAGTTGATGAGCAAAGTGCTGTAATATTCAACTTCAAAAAAGCTACGTTTGACCCTAAACCAAAAGCGTCCAGAAAGTCGGGAAAATAAAGGAGGTTTCTTATGGTATATGCGGATTATACATATTACAAAGAAACCTACCTTGGGACGTTGATTTCAGAATCTGAGTTCCCAATGCTGGCAAAGCGGGCAAGTGAATATCTGGACTACATCACAGTTGGAAAAGCCTCTGAGCATGCGTCTATGCTGGAAATAAAGGACGCTTGTTGTGCTCTTGCTGAGCAGTACAAGGTTGTTGAGAAAGCGCAAGAATCATCTCTAAGCGAAACCGGAGAGAAGTCCAGTGAGACGGTTGGTAGTTACTCTGTGAGTTACCGAAGTTCGGCAGAATTAGCGAAGAATTCTACAGCTGAGATGTCTTCCATTGTATCCAGATATCTTGGAAGAACTGGCTTGCTCTATCGCGGTGGGAGGTGCTTTCCATGTACGCCCCACACTCTATAACTGTTTACACAATAACAGAAGATGAAGTCACTTTCGAATCTGTTTATAACATTACCATTTTGCGGGGTGTGTTCTTTGATGCTGCTCATGCCGCCAATGTGAGAGAAAGTGGGCTGGAAGGTGCAGACGTCGTCAACCTATTTATTCCATTTAATGTAAACGCTATTGATGGGATTACAGGTTTTCCTAAAAGATTTGCAACCCCAAAGCAATATGAAGCTGCCGAAGATAAAAGCAATTTGTGGACCCTTGACACGAATTCTATGCAAAGCTCAACTACTTTCTTTGTTAAGGGAGAAATCGTTGAGCAAGGGAAGGACTTTCAGTGGATGAATCGGATTTACGATAATGTTCACAGGATCACCAAAGTGGATACAAAAGATTTTGGCTCTCCTTCGATGCAGCATTGGGAAGTTGGTGGCGCTTAATGGCAAGTGTCGTTATTCATGTCGATATTGATATTGACAAGATCAAAGCGAAACTTGATAGAGCAAACAAAGAACTTACAAAAAATGTAGCGAAAGATACAGAGAGCAAATTCCTACCTTGGTTGAATGGCACTTTAGCTGCCCGCACAAGGATTTTAGATGATGAAATTATCTATCCCGGTCCTTATGCCCATTATCTCTGGGAAGGAATTGTTTACGTAGACCCTCAAACAGGAGCTGCGGGATTTCGGCTTCCCGATGGGACGTGGAGATCCCGCACCGGAGTTCGGAAGGTTCCATCAGGAAAATCTTTGGTATTTACAAGGTCCTCTGCTCGACCACATTGGATTGAACCGGCAAAGGCAGAGTTCATGTCCAGGTGGGAAGAGGCCTATAAAAAGTCCTTTAAGTGAGGTATCTATGGCACAAAAAATATCGAATAAAGAGCAAGAATCTATTTCAAGATCATTGCTTTCTTGGCTCAATAATTGGCCAGATAAGCCCGTTGGGGTGATCAACTTCACTTATGTTCCTGATGATGCCGAAGGGATGTCATTGTCTACGCCCCAGGGCACATTTATGGTTAGGAAATATGTTCGTGGTGCATATCAAGCAAGATATACATTCAAGATCATTTACCGTGTTATCCCTGGGAACAGCAATAACAAGCGTCTTACTGCTGATGAAACCTTAGAAAGTTTTGCAGACTGGATTATCAACAATGGAACAATTCCTCAATTAGAGGACGGAAAAAAGGTTGTCAAATTTTCTCGAAGCGAAAGTGATCCTGATTCCGTTTTATTTAACCGATATGAGGATGGAACAGAAGATCACCAAATTATTATGACGATGGATTACACATCTGAATGATTTTTTTCGTGAGCCGACGAGCCGAAATTTATTTATTAGGAGGAAATATTATGAAACTTTCCGCTCTGATGGCTGATTACACCCCTTCCGCTGAGTTTGCGGGGGTTGCAACAAATGACGATTTTGTTCTTGCCGTAGATATCGCGGAAGAATCAGCCGGAAAAGTAGCTAATTATATCGTAGTTCAGTCCGGTATTGCATCGGTGGATAGTCAGTTGAACCCCGAAACGGATGAAAAAGCGTATATCCGACAGGGGGCGGTATCTACCAAAACATCTACTCAACGTACATTCAATGTTACTGGTGACCGTATCTTTGGAGATGAATTCCAAGACTTTGTGTTGTCTCACGCAATCAAGTTCGGTACTGGCCAGAAAGTCGTTAAACCTTATGTGTATTTCTCTCTGTTGACAGGAGAGGGAGAGAAGGGGACAGCATCTATCATTGTGAACTCTGATGGGTCCGGGGATGCCGGTGCATCTTCGGAAATTGACATTGATATTATGGCGACCTCTGCTCCCGCTGCCTACACATATTCTGACGATTCCGGTGTTTAACTGACAGGAGGATAAATTATGGAGACCTACAATATAAACGGCGTTGAGATTCAGTATGATACTTTCGATCTCGTCAACTTGGAATTATATACCAATGGTGTGACAGAGATCGCTGAAGTTGGAAAACGTGTGAAAGAAATGATTCAGGAAGATCCCGCCAAAAATGGCATTAAGGCAATCAGAATGATGTGCAATGCATTTATGGATTTCTTTGACGTGCTTTGTGGCGAAGGGACGAGCAAGAAGTGTTTCGGCGACAATGTAAACGCGAGAGACATTATCAATGCTTATGCCAAGTTTTGCGAAGAAGTATCCGCAACTGTAAGCTCTATGAAGGTAGATTTCAATCCGCCTTCTTCTCCCTCTATCATGGATGATTCCCAGTTGAGAGCGGAAAAACGGGCAAAGCTGCGTGCCGAAGCTGAACAGAGAGTAAAAGATCGTGAGAGAGAATCCATTTAACGGATTCCCCACCAGCGTAGATGTAGATGGGCAATTCTTCCCGATTAATCCAAGTTTTCGCGTTGGGATTTCTATCGAACTTGAGATTCTGAAAGAAGAAAATCCAGATGTTGTAGGTCTTTTGAATTTGTTCTACCCGAGCGGGATTCCTTCCAATATATCCGCAGCGTTCGACGCAATGTTGTGGTTCTTTCGTGGGGAAGAAAGCAAAGAGGCAACACAAGAACAAGCAAAAAAGAAAGGAGGCAGGGTATATGACTTTGAAATTGATTCAGAGGCAATCCTTGCCTCCTTTCTATCGGCGTATGGGATAGACCTATCTAAGGATGATTTGCACTGGTGGGCTTTTCGTCGTCTTTTATTCAATCTTCCTTCTGAGACACTTTTCATGCAGCGCATACGATATCGCACAGCCGACATTTCCAAAATGAGTAAAGAGGAAAAGAAACACTATAAAAAAATGCGGGCTCTCTATGCGATTAAAGATGATCGAAGGAGAGAAGTACAGACTGTCGAAGAGAGAGACGCGGCATTGATCGAAAAGGTGCGGAAACGATTTGAGGAAGCGAAAAGGAGCACAGAAAAAACTTAGGGCGAGGGGGTGAAGTGATTGGCGGCAGATGGTTCTGTAATCATTGAAATTAAGGGCGATTATGACGAATTTCTTGCGGATTTAGAAAAGGCGCTCAAAAAAGCGAAAGAAAGGTCCAAGAAGTCTGATGACCCACTTGAGAGGCAGCGGAAGAACACACAGCTCACAGTCAAAGAACTGCAAAACCTTGATTCTGTTGCGTCGAAGGCACTAAACGGAATTATAAAAGGTTTTGCCGCTGTCGCAACTGCGTCCGCTGGAGCACTTGTCGCGATAAGCAAGATCGGGGCAGAGTTTGAATCTTCTTTTGCCCAGGTTGAAACCATCATGGACACTTCACAGATGTCCGTCGAAGACATGAAAAGCTCTATCCAGAACTTGTCTTCGGAGATGGGGGTATCCGCAAGTGAATTGTCTGGGGCGGTTTACAACGCCATTTCCGCAACTGGAGATACTGCAAACGCGGTTTCGCTCGTTGGGGATGCAACCCGACTTGCCACAGCAGGATTCACAGATGCAGAATCTGCGCTTTCTGTCCTCACAACCACCATCAATGCGTATGGGATGAGTGCTTCCGATGCTGAATCAATTTCGGACAGCCTGATTCAGACGCAAAACCTTGGTGTTACTACGATTGACCAGCTTGCCAGCGCAATGGGCAAAGCGATTAGTACAGCTTCCGCCTATAATGTCAATCTGGGCAACCTTGAATCTGCCTATGTCAGCCTAACAAAGGCAGGTATCAGCACAGAAGAATCCACAACCTATATTTCTTCCATGCTGAATGAGCTTGGCGACACCGGCAGCGAAGTTGGGAAGATCCTCAAGAAAGAAACCGGAAAGAGTTTTGGCACCTTAATGAAGGAAGGAAAGAGCCTTGGCGATGTGATTGAGGTTCTTTCTGATCATGTTGATGGCAGCGCCGAAGCCCTTATGAATCTTTGGGGGAGCGCCGAAGCTGGCAAAGCTGCAAACGCTATTGTGTCCCAGGGCCTTGACACCTTTAATGACAACCTGGAGAAGTTACAGAATAGCGCAGGTACCACAGAGAAAGCGTACAGCACAATGGCTGATACGCTGGAGCACAAGACACAGATGGTCAAGACTGAGGCCCAAAATCTTGCCATCTCTATCTACGAGCAAATCAAACCGGCGTTGTCTGACATTGCGGACGCAGCGTTGGAGTTTATCCGAAACTTTGATTTTACCCAGGCTGTCAATGCGGTTAAAACTTTTGTCGCTATTCTTGCCTCTGCGGCAGTTTCAATTGGAGTATTTAAGGCTGCGCTACTTATCAGCGATATTTCCAAATTTGTTACAGGGGTTAAAGCAGGCGCTGAAGCAGTAAAGGCGCTTAGTATGGTCACCAAGGCTGGGACGGCCATTCAAACGGCATACAATGCGGTAATGGCATTAACGCCCTGGGGGGCCGCTCTCGCTGCGGTCACGGCGATTGCCGGTGCATTTGTTATTTACAACGCAGTAACTGACGACGCATCGGATAGCCAAGCACAACTGTCTGACAGCATAAAAGAGTTAAATGATGATCTGGAAACACAGAAGCAGCAGCAGGAAGAGCTTGCCCAAGCAAGAGAATCTAACCTTTCCAGTGTAAATGCAGAAATTGGAGCAACCGAAGATTATATCTCTGAACTCCAAGGTCTGATTGATGCCAACGGAAAAGTAAAAGATGGGTATGAACAGAGAGCCCAATTCCTTGCGGAACAAATTAACAGCGTCATTCCCAACGCAATTTCTTTAGCAAAAGATGAGGCTGGTGTCTACATAGAAGTAGCGGATTCCATTGACCAACTGATTTTTGCCAAGAAAAAAGAAATGGCCTTGGATGCTATGCAGGAGGAGTATAGCAATGCTCTAACCGGGCAAATAGAGGCCAATAAAAACTTGACCCAGGCTGTGGATAACCTCGCAGAGGCCAGACGGAATCTTGCTGAGGTACAAGCAAACAGCAGGGGAGATGAACGGTCGCTGGCGGGGATATCAGCGGCAGAGGATAAAGTCAGACAGGCTGAAAGGGCCTATGAGGACGCCAAAAATTCTGCCCTGGATTACCAACAGACAATAAACAATTTTGAGACTGTTGGTGCCGCGCAGAGTATGGATGAGCTTAATTCAGCTATCCAGCGTCTTTCTGATGGATTTGTAGAGTTTAACGGAAGCAATATTGCAGAGGTTGAATCTGCCGTTGGAAACGCAGTCTCTCTATACCAGCAATTGATTTCGGAGGCTTCCGCATCCTGGAATGAAATGTCTCCATCTATGCAGGCTAACATGGTGGGTCTCATTGAGCAAGCTCGAGCCGCCATGCAAGAGCAGGTTGGTGTTTTTCGTGAGGCTGGCGGCTACATACCGACAGAACTTGCCCAAGGGGCAAATGAGTATGCCTACGTCCTGCCTGAGAGTATCCAAAAGATAGTAGATCAAGCAGCGCAATATGCATCTGCAAACGGAACTCCTTTTCTGAATTCGGGGCAAACTTGGGACTTTTTAATGGCCGCCGGGATCGTATCAAATGGGCAAACGGTTTCAGACGCAACTAAGCAAGTCGCAGATCAAGCGGGCGAAGCGGGGAAGCAGACAGCAACCCAAAATGGAGGCGAAACAGCAGCAGGATTCGGTGACGGATACTCAAGCCGCATGCCATCAACGGAAGCCGAAATGGAGCAATCGACTAAAACCGCGGTCGACAATGCTACTTCTGGCGCTCAAGGCGCAGCGGCATCTGGTGGGCAACAAGTAGGGTATACGATTGGCACGAATGCGGATGGCTCTCTCAAGATATCAGCATCTTCTATGCCATCTACCATGAAAGGGGTGGTGGGAGACACAATCTCCTCTGGTGATTCCGCTGCATCTGGAGCAGGAACAGTTGGTGAAACAGCTGTCAATTCTGCGGCGGGAGCAATTACCTCTTCCAGTGGACTTCTAAGCACAGCTTTTTCCGGAATGATTGATGGCAGCGTTCAGGCTGCCTTGGGCGCTACAGCTTCTTCGACTTTGATTAGTTCTAAAATCGTCGAACAAATATCTTCTGGGATATCATCTGGGACGCCTGATGTTGTTTCTGCGCTGAATAATCTTGTGACTACTTCGGTGCTTTCTTCCGCAACTGGTGCCTCTGGGGCTGCGAAAAGTGTTGGACTGGCCATTGCTTCCGGTGTTGCTGCGGGTATCAATGCAGGGGCAAGCCAGGCGATCAGTGCTGCATCCAATATGGCAAAGAGCGCACTTGCCGCAGCTAAAAGCGCGTTGGATATCCACTCTCCCTCTAAGGCATTTCGTTGGATTGGTGAGCAATCTGTTGCCGGTTTGGTACTTGGATTAAATGACAAGGCAAAAAACGCACAAGCAGCGGCTGGAAAACTTGCTGATGTTGTCTTAAAAGAAACTTCTAAACTTTATGACAAGATTGCGGAGATTGAGGCCGCAGCACAGAAGCGGGCAGATGAAAAGGAGCTCGCGGACTATGAAAAAAGTCTGGCAGAAAAGTATGAACGGCTGGAAGAGGCAGAAGTTGATGAACGACAGGATATCTTGGACGAGATAGCCGAGCTCAAAGAAGATTGGAATGAGAAACAGCTAAAAAAGCAGGAAGAGGCACAGAAGGAAGAGTTGCAGAGTGCCATTGATGCTCTTGAGGAGATGGAAGATGAGTATCAAAGTGCTTTGGATGACCTGAAAAGTGATCGTGATTCCCTGGCTTCTAAATTGTCTGGAGATAATCTTTTCGAAACAGATTATAAGGGAGAAACCCGTCTTCTGAACCTGGATAAGGATATTCAAGAGATTGAACGATACGGAAATGCAATGCTTGCCCTTCAGGAAAAAGGGGTTGATGCTGGCCTCTATTCCGAAATTCTTCAAATGGAGATGGACGAGGCGACGGCCTTCGCGGAAAAACTGTTAAGCCTGAATGACGATCAATATACTGCCTATATGGAAGCATACCAGAAACGGGCGGAAGCGGCAAAGAATATTGCGGCACAGATTTATCAAGATGAGTTTGAATCTCTTAACCAAGAATTCGTGGACAAAATGCCTGATGAGCTAAAAGCAGCGGGAGAGGATGCTATGACATCCCTTGCCGTTGGTGTACAGGAAGAAGGTTCTACCGCAATTGCCGCAGCGAAGAAAGTTGCCGATGGTATTATTGCGGAAATTAGCCGGATAAACGCTGCGGCAAGGCTTCGTGAAACGGTCACTGTGAGTGCTGGGAGTGCTTCCTACCGCCTCACACGCAGCACGGATAACGCCATGGAAGCCAAGCAGGTAGAAAGTAACGGAAGCGCGTACAGGGTAGCAAACGCTGTGTCTTTTGCCAGTGCACCACGGGGAGACAGGGAAATTGTTCTGAATGTCAACGGGAAAGCATTTGCAAGAGCAATTGTTAATGATATTCGTGCAGTAGAGGATCAGTCCCCCAGAATTGTGAGTGATTAAATGGAAAATATGTTTTTGTCAATTGACGGAATTGAAATTGAAGACTTGGAAGAAGGGGATTACACCGCCTATGAGGAAGAACTTGGCGTATCTGAGCGGATGATATCCGGCAGAAGAGTGGAAGAAATCCGTGCCACTATATGGGTGGTAGAAGTCAACTTTTCATCCATCGACTATGAAACAATGTCCCGTCTCAATACTGTATTCAAGGCATCACGTCGGCATCAGTTGTTCTTTCTCCCATCCACAGGTGGCACAAAGTTGGTACAAGGGTGGTTTCACTTGATGGAGCCTCCATCTCCTTCCCTTACACGTTGGAGAGATAACGGACCTGAATGGGCAGCATACAAACTGACCTTTGAGGAGATTGATGGCCATGATTGATCACAGTGAAGCCTATGAAAAAGCGGTTATATCTGATTCAAGGCGACAATTTGTGCGAGTTGTGTTTGACCTATATGACCCAGATATGATCATAACAAACATAACAACAAATGATGAGAGTGATATTTCCTTAACAGATCAGGTAACAAACCGTGGCACAACAGAGAGCGAACAGAATATAGCGACCTTGGAACCTAACAGATGGATCCTGAACGGAACTTTCAATATCCGACCAGATGACCCAATGGATCAGATAGGACAAGTTGGTTGGGTATCTGAATCTCTATGTGATTCTTTCGGCGTCTTTTCTGAACCATATCCTTATATTGAGTTTGAAATTCAAAACCTAAGTATATTGCAAGCATTCTCTTTCCGGTTCAGTGAAAAAGAATTCAATGGAATTGGAACAGAATTTACGTTGGATATTTACAGCGGCGATACCCTTCTTTGGTCAGACACAAAAACAGGGAACAAAAGTACGTTGACTGTTTTGGATGGCTTTACCGTTCAAAACCCTACAAAAATTCGCGTTACCATTAAGAAATGGAGCCTTGGCGGTCGACGGGTTAGAATCCCCCGGCTGATGGTCGGCCTATATGAAATTTGGGACAGGTCCATTCTAAAATCAGTTGAAACATATTCTGAGGTTACATTCTCTGGATTGTCCATTCCATATTCTACTTGCACAGTTGTTTTGTACAACGAAAACCATAGATTTGATCCTTATGCTCCGAATACGCTCTTCACATCCATTGAAGATCGGCAAAGAATCATTGTTGATTTTGGAATGCGGTTGGAAGATGGAACTATTGAATGGTTGCCCGCCGGGACTTACTATCAGCAATCTGCGGGGTGGAAACTCAAGGATTTAACTGTACAATTTGATCTTCTGGATATTATTGGGGCACTGACGAAAAGGAAATTTGTTGTTCCTGATACACTTCCCACAACGCTTTCTGGGTGGATTGAGGCGATTATGCTTTCCCTGGGCATTAACTTTCAGAAAAATTATATCGTAGATGATGATGTAAAGGATATCCACATTACAGCAGCAGAAGAAGAATGTACAGGGAAAAAGTGCGGTGAAATGCTTCGTTTCGCATGCATGGCAACGAATACTTGGCCCAGGCAAGATTTTGAGACCGGGAAATTGAGAGTAGGGAAATTACAAAGAATTGAGGGCAACAGGATTACCTTAGACAACATGAACTCCTATCCTGAAATGTCTGCAAATGATGATATTTCGGACATTACATTCACGTTGGATGATGGAGAAGAAGTGGTATTTCCGGGAAACAACACAGAATCCGAGGTATCTTTAAGCGTAGATAACCCATTTATTCATACGACGGATGATGCGAGAAAAGCGGTTATTTCCTGCCTGTTTGAATATGGTGGACGTTCGTTCGAAGTACAGCACAGAGGCAATCCGTCCAGTGAATGCGGAGATATCCAGAGTGTAGACACTCAATTTTTCACCACGATCTCTGCTCGATTGTATAAGCAACAGCTCTCCCTGGCAGATGGCGTTATGGTAAACATGCCCTCTTATCTCGTTCAATCTCCCAATGATTCTGCATACTCAAACAAAACAGTTCTGACAGGTTCTGGAACATTTGTAAAGGAAGAGGCTGGGAAATTCCGCGTTACATTGATAGGGGGAGGGGCCGGTGGTATGGGAGGGGGTGCAGGGAATATCCTATGGGGCGATTCTTTTGACCCAGAAGACACGGCTGGCGGCATTGGAGGAGATGGCGGGAATGTGTTTATTACCGAGGTAACCGCGATAGCAAACCAACAATATGACTATTCTTGTGGAACTGCCGGGAAAGGCGGTGCAGGCGGAGAAACCAATGGCAGCCGTGGGGACGACGGTGAACCCGGCACCCCTGGCACAGACACTACTTTTGGAGTGTACACTTCTGCAAATGGAAAACCATATCCGGTTGGCATTATGGACATCCAGAGCGGCGCTGTATATGCACAGAAAGGCCCTGACTATGGAGGGACTATAACAGCCTTGGAAGGTTCTGGCGGCGCTGGAGGCGAACAGGGGAGAAACGGAAAGTATGCACAGTGGACCTCTGAGGATGGCTATACAGAAACTTATATTGCATCCTACCCAAAAGACGGTACCCCGGGACAGGATGGGAAACCTGGATGCATTATTGTGGAGTGGTGAAAAAATGGGGGTGATCTAAATGGCAGAAGAGTGGTCTCCTATTGTGATCTCAGCGACGTTCACGCCAGTGACTGCAAATGTCGGGGATTCTGTATTGCTCCAAGTGATCGTACTTGATGTGCAGACGATAGAGCAGGAAGAGATCAGATTGTCGGGTGAGTTTCAAAGTGGGGAGGTGTAGTTCATGTCGATAACCACAGTAAAAGCGACGTTCGATGGACAGGAATACACTCTTACATTTAATGAAACGACAAGGAAATATGAGACTGTCATTGTTCCGGCCAAAACTTCCCACAATGAAGAAGGGGGATATTTCAACACAGAGATAACTGCGACGAACGACAAGGGCGTTTCCACCACAACGGATGGGACGAATATCCCTGGGCTTCGGTTGACGGTGCAAGAGGAAGTCCCCCCGACTATTCAGCTATTATCTCCGGCAGAAGGGATATTGACAACCAATGTTCCTACCTTTGTTGTAGAAGCATTTGACGAGGAGAACGGCTCCGGGATTGATCCATCCTCTCTGTCTATGCTGATTGATGAGGTCGAGGGAGATATCTCCACGAAAGCCACGGAGAAAGGTTATCAGTTCACCTATACTCCACGGAATGAACTGAGCGAAGGGAATCACAGCTTGACCGCCTCCATCCAGGACAACGACGGGAATCAAGCCAGTTTATCTTCGGTTTACATTGTAGATACGGTTCCGCCTGAGCTGACTGTGCATGAGTATAGGCAAATCGTTGACGATGAATCTATTACGGTGGAAGGGGTAACAAAGGATGTGACGACATCTCCTGTCACCTTGCTTGTGGGAGGGGAGGAAGCGGCTATTGATGAACACGGACAGTTCTCACATACGGTGCCGCTTCGCGTGGGGGAGAACTACATCACTGTTACCGCAACGGACAAAGCAGGTCTGTCCTCTTCTTTTCGGCTTTATGTCATACGGCTCATTACAGACCGTAGCCAGGCGGACATTGAGGAACTTCTTACGATTTTATCCAAAGAAGATCAGACAGAAGAAGAACTAATTCAGCTTGCACAGACAAGCTATAAGGGAGCATATAACGAAACTGATATGAACCGGGTTACAACGGCTGCCGAGTTCCTTTCAGATAGTTTATATTCCCGTGGGTATGTAAACCCGTATGTTCCAGTCAATCCAGAACCGGGCAGAGATTATTGGGTGAAAGAGGACAAGTCAACATTAGAGCAATCTGAGGGATATGTTTCTAACGTTAAACGGATCCGAGAGACTTTCCCCTTTGTACCTGATCTTCCAGAAGCCCCATCTGATATGCAGAGTTTCACCTTCCAGGAAGCAAACAATTTGGAAAAGATCCTTGTCCAAGTAGAATCCATGTTCCAATGGATGGATAAATCCTATCTCATGGCGGGAGAGGCCATGTGCGGAGAATTTTAAGAAAGGGTGTGTTTTAGTGCAAGATGCCATTATGAAAGGGAACGGGAATTCACGATACCTAAAGACAGTGGGGGAAGCCTTGTCCCTCTATCCAACCTATGAGGACTTTTTGCAGGCCATGATTGCCGGGACATTTCCCGTAGATTTCAATGGGATCAACAAGGATGGTTGGACCCAGCGGGGAACCCCTCTAAACAAAGCAAATCTTCTCTCAGATACGGTGATCTCCACGCTGGGCCTTTCTACTGGAGCTAATTCAACTCCTAACGATGCTTTCAATGTCCTTGCAAATATCGGCAACGTCCATGTGTGGAGGAAGACGGTTGTTACGGAGGAGGAGATTCCGGCGGGGTACAAATTAGTGGATGACAATACAGATAGGACATTAGACGATGTACCCAATGCACTCATCAATTTAGGAAACTCGAACCAATCGACCGCATATGTCGATTGTGCAGACTCTATAACTATAAGTGATGCTGGTATTGTTTCACTTAATAATTCAACGAGACATTATAGCACAAATGACATAGACAGCGCTTCATCATGGCTTAGAGGGAAATATATAAAACTATTTTATATAAATGATTTTGGGAATTGGTTTGGCCCTTCTCAATTAGACCAAAGCAAAGTGTACTTTGTACCCAGTTCTGCGAATATTAGTACGAGTTCAATAATTATCACTGTTGATAAGCTACAGCGTGTAGATGCTTATCCAGCCGTTCCCCCTGGCACCCACATCACCTACTTAACCTCCACGAACCGCAACGCTTACCAGGAGGGAGATGATGCGAAAGAGGCGGGG